GACAGTTACGATAGCGAGTTCGCAGACATCTTCCCTATGGAAGATTCTCAGAGAGCTTTCGAGGAAGAAGTCCTGATCACGGGTTTCGGCGCAAGCCCTACTAAGGCGGAAGGAGCAGGCGTGGCTTTTGACAATGCTAACGAAAGTTTTAGCGCACGCTATACGCATAGCACGGTTGCGTTGGCATTTGCCCTAACCGAAGAGGCCGTCGAAGACCAGCTGTATGACTCGTTAGGAAAGAGGTACGTTAAAGCGTTGGCACGTTCTATGGCTCACACCAAAGAAGTTACCGCCGCAGACGTATTGAACAACGCATTTTCTAGTTCCTTTACAGGAGGAGACGGCGTTTCACTTATCAATACAGCGCATCCCCTAGCGGGAGGCGGCACTGCCGCTAATAGAGCGACAACCATGGCAGATCTTAACGAGACATCGTTAGAAGATGCTCTGATTGACATTTCCACTTTCACTGATGACCGGGGTTTAACGATCTCTGTACAAGCAACTAAGCTTGTTATTCCTCCGCAACTGACCTTTATTGCGGACAGGATCTTAAACTCTCCCGGCAGATCAGGAACTGCGGACAATGACATAAACGCGATAAGGAACACTGGTGTTCTTCCCGGTGGTTACACAGTTAACCACTATCTGAACGATCCAGATGCTTTCTTCTTGCTGACTACTGTCACAGAAGCAGGCGAAGGGCTGAAAGGTTTTCAGCGAACAGCAATGGAAACCAGCATGGAGCCAGACTTTACGACTGGCAACATCCGGTACAAGGCCCGCGAGCGTTACTCTTTTGGCTTCAGTGATTGGAGGGGCGCGTACGGTTCGCAAGGCGCGTAACCTAAACCGCAACAAGAAAGGGGGCTTTTGCCCCCTTTTTTTATGTCTGAAATAAAGTGATAGATTTCATCTAAGGGTTGCATTTCTAAAATCTATCACCTGCAAATGACTGTATAAAAAGTTGCACATCAACACGGGATATTGTATATTTACCTCATAGATTGAAAAAGCCGGAGATAAATATGGAATTAAATTTAAATTGGTCAGAAGAAACGGTACACACGGATGGCCGTTTTGTTAGCACAGCTTTTCCTACTCAAGAGTTCTGGACGGTATGGCGTGAAAAAAAGTCAGCTGTAAAAGCCGCTGGATACTCTGTACGCAAGGTAGATAACGCTTGGGTTGTTACTCGTTATAGAGATAACAACGAAGCCATTGCTGACTCTCAAGCGACAGATGCAGACATTGATATCCCAGTACCAGCTGGTTTGTCTTACCTGCCCTATCAGAGAGCTGGCATTGCTTACGCTATCAAGCGCTCTGCGACTTTGATTGGTGACGAGATGGGCCTTGGCAAAACCATACAAGCAATCGGCGTAATCAACGCAACTGCACCCAAGACTGTATTGGTTGTTTGCCCAGCATCTCTGAAGATTAACTGGAAAAACGAGATGACCAAATGGTTGGTTGCTGATCGTGACATCCAGATTGTCAATGGCGGTGGCGAGCAGATCCCTGCCAACCCAGATGTGATCATCATCAACTACGATGTTTTGTCTAAGCACAAAGACGCAATCAACGCTCGCACTTGGGACTTGGTTGTTATGGACGAGGCTCACTACATCAAAAACAATAACGCTGCTCGTACTAAAGTTGCTGTCGGCATCAAAGCTAATCGCAAAGTGGTCTTGACTGGCACTCCAATTACCAATCGTCCTATCGAGCTACAACCTATTGCTGGTTATCTTGACCCTGCTAGTTTTGGCAACTACTTCAAGTTTGGTTTGAGATATGCTGGCGCTTATCAAAAGAATATTGGTCGTAAAACCGTTTGGGATTTTGACGGATCATCTAACCTTGACGAGTTGCAACGAGTGCTTCGACAGTCGTTTATGATCAGAAGAAAAAAAGATGAGGTTCTTAAAGAGCTTCCTGAGAAGGTGCGTCAGATCATTGTGTTGCCTAACAACGAGTATAGCAATGAGATGAAAAAAGAGTTTGAAACCATGGCAGACGCAGTGGTTGAAACTCATTCTAAAGACATCGATTTTGAGCAAATGTCAGGTGTACGACATGAGACAGCGTTAGCAAAAGTAAACGATGTTGTGACTCACGTTTCTGCAATAGATCATCAGGTGGTAGTGATGGCTCACCACAAAGACGTTGTAGACGGAATTAAGTCTGGCCTAGAAGCTGCTGGCAAATCAGTAGTTACACTAACAGGTGACTGCAACCAAGCTCACAGACAAAACTCGGTAGAAACTTTTCAAGCTGGTAATGCAGATGTTTTTATTGGCACAATCGGAGCAGCTGGTGTTGGGATTACTTTGACTTCGGCAAGTCACGTTGTGTTTGCTGAGTTGGACTGGGTTCCCGGCAACGTGTCTCAAGCGGAAGATCGATGCCATAGAATTGGTCAAGAAAACTCAGTGCTAGTCCAGCACCTAGTAGTAGACGGATCTATCGACGCTAGACTTGCACAGGTGTTGGTTAACAAGCAAAAGGTTCTAGACAAAGCGTTAGACAATGTAATTACAAACGAAGTGTCTATTGAAGACATTGCTTTAGATGTAGAAGACGTAGAAAAAGCCTTAACTGTTAAAGCTAAAGGCAGCAAAAAACAACCCAAGCCTCTTGCTGAAAAAACCGTTAAAGCTTTACAAGCGTGTGTGCAAAGATTGTGTGACGCTTGCGATGGAGCGCTTGCAGTTGATGGATCTGGTTATAACAAGATTGATTCTGGGTTTGGGCATTCATTGGCTAACAGTAACGACTGGACGCCAGCTCAACAACATGCTGCAAGAGTGATGTTGAAAAAATACAAAAACCAACTAACTGGTCTTGGCATGGGTGGGCAATGTGAGATAATCTTCAAGTAACAGCCCTCAGACCAACGAAGTTGCCTGCCAACCCCGACTTCGTTCCAAGAGTAGGAATAGCTCACCTATGGTCGAAACGAGCTTCTTTTTTTTATCGCATTTATTTTTTTAGTGATATACTCCAAAGGTCAACTATGGTAACCAGATGGTCTGGTTGCTGGTCTTAACTTTAGGAGGACTGTAGCATGACAACACATTTCACTTCGGGAGTGACCAATGTTGGAGCTGATTCAACATTAGGCAAATTAAAAGCTCCTGCTCCCCACAAGTATCATTCTTACTTCAATGACTTTGATACTTATCTAGCGTCCGATTGGACAATTACAACAACAGAAGACGGAACAGGATCTGCATCTGAGGCTTTAGCTGACGGTGATGGCGGTCTTTTGTTGGTAACTAATGCCGCTGGCGACAACGACCACGACTTTTTCCAATTGGTAAAAGAAGGTTATAAGTACGAATCTGGCAAACAATTAGCATTCAATATGCGATTCAAGACAAGTGATGCTACGCAATCTGACATTGTTGCTGGCTTGCAGCTAACAGACACAACTCCTCTGGATGTCACAGACGGCATTTTCTTCTTGAAAGAAGATGGAGCCACAACTGTCACATTTATTGTCGAAAAAGACAGCACACAATCTACTTTAGATTTGGGTACTGCTTTGGCTGACGATACCTTTATGACTGTTGGGTTCTTGTATGACCCCAAGGACCAAAAGTTTCATGTCTTCCAGAACAATGTGCTTGCTGGCACAGTGGTTAGTACCAACGCTCCAGATGATGAAGAGTTGGCTCTGTCGTTTGGCATTCAGAACGGCGCAGCTGCCGCAAAGACTTTGACAGTGGATTATGTCGGCGCTTACAAAGAGCGAACTGCTGTTACTGAACTATAAGTAGGAGGTGAACCATGGCTGACGCTGTCGCTTCACAGACTATACAAGACGGAGAGCGAACCGCAGTAATGCGGTTCACCAACGTCTCTGATGGCACTGGCGAGTCTGCGGTTAAAAAGGTGGACGTATCTGCCCTAGCCGCTAACTCAGCAGGTGTAGCATGCACAGAGGTCCACATACAAAGGATTTACTGGGCTACTGTTGGTATGTCAGTAAAACTAGAGTTTGACGCAACCAGTAATGTCTTGGCAATTGGATTGCCAGCGGATTCTACTGGCGATGAGTATTACGACAATTTTACTGCTATCCCTAATAACGCAGGATCTGGCAAGACTGGAGACATTGACTTTACAACCACAGGCCATAGCAGTGGTGACACTTATATGATCATTCTTGAGATGATCAAGAAGTACGACTAGGGGAAGCTTGTGAGTCAGTATCCTGCAAATCATATGGAAAACAGGAGAAGAACGGGCAATGCGTATGGCATTGATCCAAATACCGGAAAGCATTGGTCGGAGGGGATGCCTAGTCAACCAAGCGGCATATGGGCTGGCTCAGACGGCAGGGGTGACGTTATCCGTGGTGGCGGCTTAGGTGGCCTGTTGAGTCGGTTTGATCCTAGAAGAATGGGCGGAGGATTTTTTGGCAGGCTTGGCGATAGGCTTGGCAACAGAATGCCTCGAAGACCTCCTCCTTTTTTTGGCGGAGGTCAGTTTGGCGGACGCAGGCCTTTCCCCGGAATGTATCGAGGCATGCCTACTTTTATGAACCGAATGAGACCGCCTTTTTTTGATCGTAGGCAAAAACGTCCATTTTTTGGTTTGAATCGCAGACCTCCATTCGGCGGAGGGTTTAGACCGCCGTTTTTTCAACAATCTAGACCATCTTACAACCCGATACCTGATATTGATGATGACGCTTTTAGGCAGTTTAGACAAAGAATTGGTCAGCGCCCTCCCACTGCTGGAGAAGCAAGCGCTTATCAAAAGAACAATAACCTTCTGAGGCAAATGGATGGCACAATTTTCGGACAAAGTAATGCTCCTCAAATTCCACAAGAGTTAATTGATGCACAATTATCTTCTGTGCAACAAGGTCCGCCAGTTGCCGGAGGCACTGGTTCTCTGTCAGCGGCGCCTGTAGATCCTATGGTCTATCAAGGTCCATCTCCAGAACTCATGCCAGCAGAAATGTATCTTAGGGGCGGCATAGGGAGCATAGGCGGCATGATGGGCGCTACAGGAGGACGCGCAGCGCCTCCGTCTTACTTACAGACTACTCCTCATACGCCTACTGGGCATATAGCTCGCCTGTCACCTGAAGTTATAGCCCAAGCTAAAGCAAAAAGAATGATGATGGAAAGGAGATAGGTTAAGGCATCATGGCAAAAGAAAAGCTTAACAAAGTCATTAAGGGATTAAGGAAAGCCAGCAAAACCCACGCGCAACAGGCAAAAACTTTAAGCACGATTAAGATGAAAGAAGGCGGAAGCGCGTCTAGCGGTGTACCTAAAAACGTCTCGAACCCAAAGCTATACAAAAAAGTAAAGGCCGAGGCCAAGCGCAAGTTTGATGTCTGGCCATCTGCCTACAGCAGCGGATGGCTGGTTAAAACGTACAAAGATAGAGGCGGCAAATACACGGCTGCGGTAGGAGGCGAAGTGACACTAAAACCTGTGCCAGAAAAAAACAAAGGATTGGGGAAATTGCCACCCAAAGTTCGTAACCGGATGGGTTACATGAACGGTGGCGGAACGGTCAACAAAAACACAACAATGGTGCAAGGCCGTGGTTGTGGTGCTATTGATCCTAGCAAACAAAAAATGACCAGAGTACCCAGAACCTAATGAGCCTAAAAACTTGGTTTGGCAAAGGCTCAAAAGGTGATTGGGTTGATATTGGCGCTCCCAAAAAAGACGGCAAGTTTCAGGCGTGCGGAAGGTCTTCTGCAAAAAAATCAAAACGCAAATACCCTAAGTGCGTTCCGAGATCTCAAGCAAACCAGATGTCAAAAAGCCAAATTGCGTCTGCGGTTAAACGCAAAAGATCCAAGCGTCAAGGCGTAGGCGGAAAACCGACCAATGTCGCAACATTTGCAAGAAGCGGTGGTATAATCAACAAACAATCGAACATGGGCTTGTTCGGAAGACGATAGGAGTCACTATGAAGAAGAGAATGCAAAACAAAGGCGGCACTGTGAAGATGGCCCGTATGATGAATAAGGGCGGCACTATTAAAACGCCTCGCATGATGAATAAAGGCGGAGTCGTTAAAAAAGTGATGATGAATAAGGGCGGGACTGTCAAAAAGAAAAGATAGGTAATGGCTTATCTTCAGTCCAACATTCCCTATTTCAAATGTTGGGTTCGCAAAGAGTACACGCACAATCACGAAAAATACCACGGTGAATTTATTCACGCGATGGCGGTTGCAGTTACGACTATGCCAACGCGATGCCTTTCGTTTCAGTTAATTTTTACCGGAGCGGAAGTTGACACAATAGAAGAAAACGTACATGGCGGAGCCATGTGGGCAAGAATGCCGATCACTGGTTTAGCTGCCGACTCGGATTATGAAGGCTGGCCAGAGCCTATGCCAGTTTGGTCAGCCCAGCCTTGGGATTGCTCATCTCACAACCACTCGGTTTATGTCATTGATCGAGCAACACCTTGCCCATGGCTTGCCAAGATTGATGGCAAGTTCTATCCCGCAAAGTATTACTTTACCGTCGATTACGCCGAGAACGAGATTGCAGACGATCCAGCGCAACACAAACAATCACACGTTTTAGAGCTGCTCGATGCTGGTAAATGGACGGGTAACATTGTTGCCTTGCCAAACAACAGAGTGCGAGTGACACACCCAGCTT